CTCATTAGTCGGCGTGTAGTCTAGACTATTTGTGAGGCGTAATGAACCTCGCTTTTCTCTGAGAATTCTTAGAAAGACTCATTTAGTTGAAGCTACACTAACCGATGTAGGGAGAGAGGCGTCCAGCCTGCGACGAATAACTCTTAATGATCTACGTGATTAAGCCTTTATGGTCAAAGCTTTTGTGTCGAAGCTTAATGGTCTTACCATTTCGCAGGCTTGCGATTTGGTTCCATTGAGCTTGTCGTTTTTCATTTTATGAATCATGTCAAGCTATGGAACTTCCGCCCAACAAAACTGTGTTGTTAATCACAATGAGGACACCACACCCCAAAGGGGAAATTACTCATTGCAATCAGATACTTTTGATCCAAAGTGCGCTGCGCGTTCCAAGTACCAACAAGGAAAGCGTAGTGATAGGAAGGAAAAAGTAAAAGGATTGAGGCGAAATGGAGTAAATATTCCTAAGACTTTACCTAAACCTAGGAAAGGTCTTATTTCGCCAGCTTCAAGTTATGAGAAACATTCTGCTACGGAATTATATCCGGCCAGTTTGATTACTCATGCTCAGTATCATTTGAGCACTATTTCTGTGGAACAGTCTATGACTTCTCTCATAGAAATTCTTGAAGTACTGGGTGCATTATCTATATCTTTACCTAAGTGTACAACTAGAAAAGAAGTTGCTGCACAATTGGTTTTAGGTATTAGATCAATGACCAAAGGTTCCATAACTGAGAACCTTTTGAAACGTTCCTCAACCATTGAATGGTTGAAGAAAGTTTTTGGATATAACATTTTTGAACCACAAGCAGGTGAAGATGAATCTGCGGATTGGTTGTCTTTTTTGCCACTTGTTCGTGACAATTGGGAAGCTGTACTTAATGCTCCCATTTTTGAAAAGATTTCAAATGTTATATCCTTGGCAGCCTCATTGGGATTGTGTAGTGTCACTAATCTCACTTGGTCAGTCAATGGCATTGATTTGTTTCGTATTGGAAATGTTCGTAAACATGCCTGTGCATCTGACTTTTGTAGTGCTGTTATGGATACTATCATTATGTTTATTGAGGGAGGATATGAATGCTTTAAACAACGTTCATTTCGACCTCTACTCTTTACGATAGAGGAAAGTAAATTACTAGATGAATTGTACTTTCCTTTGTTGGAATTGCACGAACATGCAATGGTTTTTAATTTGCATTCTAAGCCTATTTCTATTCGAGGTGAACATAGACCAATTACTGATTTGGAATATGGTTCTCTTTTGAATGAAGCAATTGATTTAGCTGAACGTGCTTATAAATCAGCTCGTGGTACTTGGCAGCAAACTGTTCTTGACAAGAGACTTACTGTTTTGCGCCAGAATCGTGCAGCATATGAGGCAAAACGTATTGATGGTTCCATGCGTTATGCACCATTCTCCATTTATGTTTATGGGGAATCTGGTGTTGGTAAATCAACTGTAGCATCAGTTCTTATGGCTGATTGTCTTAGGGCATCTGGAGCTAATCCTGATCCCAAGCATACCGCCATTATCAAAGAATCTGATAAATATGATTCAGCCCTTAAGGGGGATACTGAGGGTATATTTTTGGATGATATGGGTAATACTAAAGTAGATTTTTTGGAGAAATCGCCTACTGAACGTTTGATTGATATTAATAATAACATGATTACGTATGCTAATAAGGCGGATCTTCATGAGAAAGGTAAAATCGAAATTCGTCCTAAAGTACTTTTGATTACTAGTAACGCACCTTTGAATCAGCATGCACGTAATGGCTCTATTCATCCTTTCTCTATAGTTAGGAGAGCTGATGTGCATGTCCGTGTTACCGTCAAAAAGGAATATGCGACTGATGATGGAAGATTAGATTCTAAGAAAGTTATGAAGCAATTTTCCTCCACATCATTGGTTAATGATATCTGGGATTTGTATGTTTCAGTTCCTCATGAGGGGGGGACAGATAATTTGAAACCCTTTGATGGTGCTATAGGAAATAAACCTATTGACATTGATTCTTTGCTTAAGTTTTGCACAAAAGAGTGTAAAGCACATTTCGATGTGCAGCGCCTTATTGTTGCGAAAGGGGAAAGTTTGGTTGCATCGCGCAACTACTGTTCTTCCTGTAATTTGGCTGAGAATTTATGCACTTGTGATTTTGATAAGCAAATTAATTGTGATTATACATTTGATTTCTTTGAGAGACAATTTGCTTGTATCTCGACTTGGAAAAATTACTGTATGGGTTTTGTCCCATCGTGCATTCATGCCTTTAGCTATTTACAATGGCTTTACATGTGGCATCATCTTGATGATTTTATTAAGTATGAATCCCGTGTTCGTATTAACTTGTTCATATTATGGTGTTCAAGTTTGTCGTGTGCTATTGGTCTGAATGTCATAGGTTATTGGTTTGGAGTCATCGTTAGCGTGATGCACTTTGTTTTCTACATAGTCATGTTGGCTAAGTGGAAAGATATGATGTGTTCACGTCTTGCGAACCGTAAGGATCTAACTTCACATCTCTTTGCATCTTTGCGTAAGTCTAAAGCTTTACAGCTTTTTTCTGTGTGCTTTGTCGGAAAAGTGCTATATAATATTGTAACTTCTTATAAGTCGTTGCGTATGCTTTCCCAATCAGCATTAGCGCCAGATAGTGTTGAAGAAATTGCAGTACGAGATGCTGAGGTTAATCCTTGGGCAAATCCTGTAGTAGAAGAGTTGCATGTTGATGATCGTTGTGCTACTATGACTCATGAACAGATTGTAGATAAAATTTCAAAGAATTTGTTTCATGGTCGTTTTGTAGAGAATGATTTCATCCAAACATGTGATGTGTTAGCACTTGGTGGAACGCTTTATTTATTGCCATTACATCTATTTGAGAATCGTAAAGATATGAAGGCGTTGATCACAAAGCGAGATCCTGAATTGTTAAATTCAACATTCAAAGGATACGTTAGTGTTTCACATATGATTCCCATTCCAGGAAAGGATTTGGCTGTTGTCAATATTCCTTCAGGAGGTGTTCACTCTGATATTACCCATTTGTTTCCGGATACTGTTTCTGTTATTGGTTCTGGTGAATTACTGTACCGCGACGGAGATGGAAGTTTACGTAAAGATTTGATGCGTATTACTCCCACTAGGGATTCGGAAGCAGGCGGTCCGGGATTTCAGTATAAGGCTCCATATGATACCTTTACTGGTATGTGTATGGCCACTATAGTTGGAAGGTTCAGAAAATCTTGTATTGCTGGTTTCCATCTTCGTGGTATCACTGGTACGCCCAGTGGTAAGGCTCTTACTGTCTCACGTGATGAAATTCTCACGGCTATTGCAGATGCACATGTTACTTGGAAAGGAGCTTTTCCATCGCATGTAAATGGAGATTTTCCTGTTGATCGCTATGATAAGCAGGTTATTTCCTCGCGAGATGTACATCGCAATTCTCCCATCAACTATTTGCCTAAAGGCAGTAATGTGGAGTATTTGGGACAAAATCAGCAGCGTGCATCACATACTAAGAGTAATGTCACTGTCACACCTATTTCTCAATATGTGGAAGAAATTACGGGGGTACCAAATAATCATGGTCCTCCAGCTTTTCATCGATGGAAGATGTGGCAGGCATCACTTGAGTACTCTGCTAATCCGGGTGCAGGAGTTGAACCTTCCCTTATAGATAGGGCAGTTCAAGACTATACAGCTGGAATAGTTGAGACATTTCAACAACCGCAATTTTCTGAGATGGTCCTTGAGGAATTGAAGCCTCTTGATGAAATGGAGACTCTTTGTGGTAGAGATGGAGCACGTTTCATCGATGCTATGTGCAAAACTACTTCAAAGGGATTTCCATTGTCTGGTCCCAAAAGTGATATGATTTCATTATTGGATCCAGAGGATTATCCATCTCATGCTTGTCCAGCACGCTGTGACGACCTTATCTTGCAGGAATGTGAGAAAATGTGTTCAGAACTACGTGCGGGAAAGCGGTGTTATTCCATTTTTAAGGCTTGTGTAAAGGATGAGCCTACCAAAATAGGGAAGGACAAAGTTAGAGTCTTTCAAGCAGCAGATTGGGCTACGCAACTAATGGTACGAAAGTATTACTTGCCTATTGCCCGATTATTGTCGCTATTTCCCTTGGTTTCTGAGTGTGCTGTTGGAGTCAATGCTCAAGGTCCGGAGTGGGACCAATTGGCTCGCCACATGAGGAAGTTTGGTAATGATCGTATCTTGGCTGGCGATTATAGCAAATATGATTTGCGTATGCCAGCTGGTATGATTATGGCTGCCTTCAAGTGTTTGTTGGATATAGCACAAACATGTGGAAGTTATAGTGATGATGATCTTATTATTATGAAAGGAATTGCAACGGAGATTGCGTATTCTTGTGTAGCATATAATGGAGATATCATTATTCACCGGGGTTCCAACCCTTCAGGACAGAATTTGACAGTGTATATTAATTGTATTGTTAATTCTCTCCTGTTGCGCAGTGCATATTATAAAATGTATCCTGCACATTTGGGAAATCCCGAACCATTTCGCGTTAATATAGCCGTGATGACTTACGGTGATGACGTGAAAGGTTCTGTTAGAAAGGGCCACGACTGGTTTAATCATATCTCCTATGCAAAATTCTTGGAGGAGCGTGATATGGTTTTTACCATGCCTGATAAGGAATCTGAACCCACTCCCTATATGAAGGATGAGGAGGCGGATTTTCTTAAGAGGCACAATTTGTATAATGCAGAGACAAAGTTGATTCATGGAGTCCTTGATGAGGCTTCTATTTTTAAATCTTTGCATACAGTCCTTCGCTCTAAAGCTGTTTCGCTTGAGGATCAAAGCGCCATGAATATCGATGGTGCTTTGCGTGAGTGGTGGCAGTATGGTCGAGAGATGTACGAAATGCGTCGTGCACAAATGACGGAAGTAGCTCAACGCGCTGGTGTCTCACACATGTGTACGGAACTTGGAGTTTCGTATGACATGAGGATGGATTTGTTCCGTGAGAAATACCTCGAAGGAGAGTATGAAAAACAATGTGGCATTGAAGTGCCCCGCCATGAGTATGGGCATTGTGTAAATTCTCACATTGCCATTATGTGGCCGAAATTTTCGTGGGAATTTTACCAAGCGATCATTTTACCATTGATTTTCTTTCCGCTAACCTGGTTTAAGATTGCTACCGACAAGTGGACCATTAAATTCACGCGTTTTGATACGCGTTGGATGTATGTGTTCGTTGTTTGTGGTGCGATCCCAGATTTGTATCCTTTCTTTGTGGGAACTATTAAGCTGTATTTGCTTATGATGCTCCCAAAGATTGCATGTTATGCAGCGGATGTTTTGGAACCTCTTTTATTTCGTGTTATTGATTACTTTTTATAAGTTGGCACCGTCTTGGGACGACATAAAACTCAGCCAGACTCCGGAATTATCCGTAGTATAAGTTTAAAATAGTCTTTATGTATTGGATTACCGTATCTATATATTTTTATATGTTATGTATATAATATAGGCTTGCATATCGTAGACACTGCCCTCGCGCAGTACCCATTTTTATGGGAGGTTTCGTCAACCGAATAAATGTATTGCGGGGTGTGCTTTGAGTAGAGCTCATAC